CTCGGCATTGCCCCAAACCCAAGCCTTTCCTTCATGGGAAAGATTTTCTTCTTTCTCAATCCAACCACCAAGGTCACCTACTTCTACAATGCCAAATGCAACAGTCGCACGGATGCGGTGCAACGTGGCAGTTCTGAATAATAATCTGATTTCTTTGGTTTCTCCTGTAAATTCATATTTTTTCATGGTTTATTCCTCACTTTCTAAAAATGCAACAGCCTTGTCATAGTTGCGTTCTATCATTCTAAGTTCATCTTTTCCACGTTCTTCTAAATCACATATTGAACGGTAAATTTCATCATTTCTTAACGCTGTCACCTCATTGGTTATCAGATCAGTGATGACCTGTGGTTCAAGTGCATCCAGTTCCCAAGATTCATTGCCGTATTCATCAATATACTTTGATGCTCTACTGTCAGTGATCTTTGCCGGGTTAGGTGGTGGGTTATATGTACCAATCTGATTCATGGTCAGTGCTACACGCTTCACATACACATCAGCACCGAACATCTGCAAGCGTTCCTGAATATCCCTTGTCATATCAATACCGCTTGGGTCATGGTCACCTAAGTGAATAATCACCCTGTTATCACGGTAATCTTGACTAATGAAACGCTGTGCTGCTGACCACATTTCTGACTGTGAAGTGTAACCCCTACATGAAAAATACGGCGTGTCAAGTGGTGTGCAAGCCTGTCCCACAATATCAACTAAGGCATCCTTTTCAACCCACACTTCAACGTAGTTCGGTTGACCGTCCCACTTATTCAGCAGATAACTGTATCTTGCAGATGCGATCACATCAGCCGGATTGTCCCAATGACCATTTCTTCTAAGGTTGCGGGTTCTGTCTGTGATGCTATGCCAGTCAATCAACCCGGCAAGTCTACCGTCATTGATAAGATTTCCAATGTTCTTATAACTGCGTTCATTGTTGGGAATGTACCCACGGGCAACTAACTGATAATATGCCTGTCTAAGTGTCAGTTCATATCCCTGTGCCTGATATTCTTCAACCACCTGATTCACAAGCTTTATCAGTTCAAGACTTTTCTGCTGAAACTTAATGCTTTTATACTCAATCTTTGGCATCAGATCACCCCTTCAATTTCTGCAAAACGCTTTGCATTGATGAAATATGACCAACGGTGTTCACTGGTATGAATCGCATACCCCCAAGGGAAAACACCCTGTTGTAACCCAAGTGCTATTGTGTTGGTGTGCTTATGCATCAACTTAGCAACTTCATGTACTGTCAAGGTTGGGATGCCATCTTCACACTTGGAAGGTTTGAATGTCACCGGGGTTTCTTCCTGTTCAAAATAGTCAGGGTTAAGTCCAAGTGATACTGCAATATCACTTTGAACCTGTTCTGACGGTGTGGTCTTATCATTCAGGTACATACTGATTGACCCCTTACTTTTCCCGGTCAATCCAACAACCTGTGCCTGATTGATTCCTAACTGCTGCATAGCCTGTTTCAACTTTTCGCTGAATTTCATAATTTATCACCTATCCTTTCTTGTGGTAGATATTTTATCTACTTTTTAGGCAAAAAAAATCTTAGTTGCATCATCATCTGTTAAATTTAACAGGTCTTTCAGTGCCTTGATTTCACTTGCCTTGAACTCTGTTTCATTGTTGACCTTCTTCATAAGTCCAAAGTAAGTCAACCCGCACTTTTCAGCCACAAACTGCAATTTATAGCCGGATGCATTGATTTTTTCCCTTAATAACTCTGTGTTCGTCATCTTACTTTTCACCTTCCTTTTCATCATCAGGAAACGCATTGTTATTGTACTGCTTCCTGATTGTTATTCTTACAACCCCTGATTCCAACTGTTCAAAGGATGTTTCCTTGAACTTCTGCGGTCTACCTTTTTTCAGACTTTCCATATACGCAAGGTATTCAAGTTTGGTTGGAAATTCAAGAATCTGTTCAATCCATGCTGCAACTATTTTCTTCACTTCATCACCTTCTTTCATTGCCGGGTGCTTTCAGGCAGCTACCCGGCATCTTGTTAATTCAGTCTGTTTTATACCTCTAAACTCTGTATGTGCTTTTACTGTACCAGTGATTGACATTTCATCAACAGTATCATCAATATACTTTCCGGTTTTCCATGTATAAACATTTCCATCTGCACCTATGATTTTGTATATGTGGGTGACACCGAAATCAGTTTCCCAACTTGTTACACACTTTACAGACTGAACTTTTACTGTGATTCTGTCAGAAATTTCACCGACATATTCTGATGACTGTTCTATGTCAAGAACTGCTTTTCTCTTTGCGGTTCGTTCTAACCCCTTGTCATACGCCGGAAATAATGAAGCGTACAAGCCAAAATTCCCTTTGACATATTCAAGACTGCAAGCCGTTTTTAAGTTATGAATGTAATTGCTGTTTTCTTCCTGTTCAGACACCCAAGCAAGGGCATCTGACACAAGTTTTACTGTCAAATCACTGTCAATGTCAAAGTTCACTGACCGCATTTTATCAAGTAAATCCTGTAAGTATTCTTTTGTTATTGCCCGCCCATGTGCTGCATCATAAAAATCTAATGCCCTTGTTGCTGTGCTGATACCTTCATCAGATGATCTTGTGTAACCAAAATGACGGATTGTTTCAGCAACATAAGAAAGATATTCCTTTGTATTAACATACCGCTGATAACTGCATCCCGGTTCAGGTGTTTCACCTTCAATTAAAGTATCAAACAGACTCATGTATTGTGTGACTGCTTCTGCACTCATACCATGTGTAAAATCTTTCAGACAAGATTTTCCAACCTGTTTGAACTCACCCGTTGTCTTATTCCTGACAATGTATGTGTTTTTGCGGTATCTCTTACTGTTGCAGTGTTCACATACAGGTGTGGTTGTATAGTATCTTTCAGGTACTTCAATCCCGGCAACACCTGTTATAATATTACCCTTTTCAGTGTGCTCCAGTTCAGCAACAAATTCCCAGTCATTTATGACTGCTGTTCCTTCCGCTTCTACCAGTACAAAACGGGCAGTGTACTTGTTTCCTTTTTCGTCCTTCAACTCTCTGAACTCTTCACCAGTCTGTTCATAGTGGAAATCACAACCGTATGCCTTGCACTTATTAAAAATACGCTTCAACTTCTTTTCAAGTCTATCAAGATTACCTTCATAGATTGCATACTTCATAGCCTTACCATTTCCTTTCCCAGTTCCTTCAAAAAGTTGTCTATTGTCAGCACACCTTATTACATCAGGGGTGTCTTGCCTTTATCAGATTTCACATTAAAATCTGCAAACCTGTCAGCTAACATTTGAACTTTTTGAACGGTACTGTTCAAACCGCCGGGGTTTCACATTAAAACCACCAAAACCTGTTGACCTATACACAATAGACAATTTTTTGAAAGAACTGAAATCCTATTCCTTGGTTCTTTTCCCCGGAACTGCTGCAACAGTTCTTTTTGAAGTAGTCAGGAAGTCGGGGAACTTCCTGACCTGTGAAACAAAGTGCTGTGTCATCTCGTGCGGTTGATTCTTCCACTTAACGGTTTCTTGTTTTAGGGGTAAAGTGCTGATTGGTTCAGCCTGTTCAGTTTTCTTCAAATAGTTCTGAATACTTTGCTTTCTTGCCCTACCGTTCCTGTTTTCTTCAACTACTTTGACGGGTCATGTTTATTCTTCACACGCTCTGTCTGCTATCCGGCAGCCTGACCACCATGTCACTTGCGTGTAGCCCTATCGCTTCACCCGTTCCTTCCTACTTGCTTTGTTTCGAGTAGATGTTTTATCTACTAACATAACAATACCATTCAGTAGATAAAATGTCAACACTTTTTTATAAAAAATTTGATAAAAGTTGATATTCAATCTATTTTATGGTATTCTTTAAGCATAACCAACCGGGAAGAAGGTGATTAAATGACAATAGGTGAAAGGATAAAAGCAAGGCGGGATGAATTAGGAATGTCACAAGAAGAACTTGCACATAAGATTGGATATAAAAGCAAAACTTCCATAAACAAGATCGAACTTGGTATTCAGGAATTACGGCAATCAAAAATAAAACAGATTGCTGATGCACTCCAAACAACTCCGGCTTATATCATGGGTTGGAAGGAAACAGAAGAAGATCAGCAGTTAAAAAAGTGTCGTGAACTGTTCAAGAAATGTCACGGTTCAGATGCTTATGATGTGGTTTCCTTGTATCTCACCCTTGATGAATCCGACAAAAATGTTGTAAAGACTATGATTGAATCATTGCTTTCAGCAGAAAAATATTCTGTTAAAAAAGAATCATTGAACGCATAGGCAATATCATCATGGTTGATTTTTCAAAAAGGTAACTGTTGGTAACAGGTAACTGTTGCTTTTCTATACTGTATATTTTACTTTTTATATTCTTATTTATATAAGATATTTTATTATTAAGAAAAATACTACCAAACAGATACCAACCGTTACTATATTGAAAACACTGTATTTGCAACAGTTACTTGAACAGTTACCAACCGTTACGAACAGTTACCACAAAGAAGGGAGGGTCAGATTTATGAAAAAAGTCATTAAACTTGTCGTTTTAGCAATCGTCGTTATTTTTGTAATTATGGTTGTAAAGGATATTTCAAAGAATCCCATTCAGAAAAAAGAAACATCATCAGAAGAAATCCCTGTAATCTTAGATGCAAATACTTATTCAAGGATTTCATCTGAAAAGTTGGTTGAATTACTTGGTGAACCAAAGTCAACAGAAGATTGGAACAATAAAAATTCCAAAGGCACATTTCAAATGCAGCTTTACACTTATGACTTAGATGGAATGTATTCAGAATTTATTCTGTATGAAGATGCTGTTGTCAAGATCAGATGCTTTGCAACTGAACCGTGGGAAATCAAGAAAGACTTTGACAATGTGTTCAAAATGTTCAATATCACTGTGAAGGACAGTGCAAGAAAAGTTGTTGACACGGGTGTTACTTATAAGTTTTCACCAGTATCAGACACCGTTGCAGAATTTGAAGTTTATAATTTTGATTCTGAAAAGCACACTTTTGATTCAGTCTATATCACATACAATTTAAATTATTTTGATGATCCTAATTAACTGAACAAAAAATGAACCCCAACCGTTGCAGCGGTCAGGGTTCTTATAACTCTATACCAAGGAATAGGATGATATAGGCTATGCAACCCTAATTATATCATCCATTCCTTGAAATTTCAATCAGGAAGGAATGATATACATGGGAAGAAGAAACCCAAACGGTTACGGGTGTGTGACCAAGTTGAAGGGTAACCGTTCACGCCCGTGGCTTGCCAAGGTCACCATATATGACGAACAGGGACACGCAAAACAAACCCCTATCGGTTACGCTGAAACAGAAGAAAAAGCCAACATTCTATTGGCTGAATATAACAACAATCCTTGGGACATTGACCGGGAAAAGGTCACCTTGGTTGTACTCTATCAGCGTTGGTCTGAAATCAAGTTACCCAAGTTAGGAAAATCAAATCAACAGTCTTTGCGTTCAGCGTTCAAGCACTGTTCAAAATACTACGGTGTGAAGTACCGATCACTGAAATCTTATCAGATGCAAGACTGCATTGACAACTGCGGGTGTGGGTATTCAACACAATGGTCAATCAAGAATCTGTTCGGACACCTTGACAGATTCGCATTTGAAATTGACCTGATAGATAAAATGTATTCACAAATAACCACCGCCCCACCAATACCTGAAACAACCCGTGAACCGTTCACCCAAGAACAGATTGATGCACTATGGAAAATAAAAGATGACCCTTGGGTAAATACCGTGCTGATCTACATATATACAGGGTTCAGATTACAGGAATTGTTGGGAATGAAAACTGAACAGGTGAATATCAAGGACTGGTACTTTGAAGGTGGAATCAAGACCACTGCCGGAAAGTGCCGTATTGTTCCGATACATGACCGCATCAAACCATTTGTAAAAGCACTGGTTGATGAAGGGAACAAGTACCTGTTCACCTATCAGGGTAAAAAGTTCAGTCAGGCAAATTACTATAAGTGTTGGGGTGAAGTCATGGAAAAGATAGGTGCAGACAAGACCCCGCATGAAGCACGGCACACCTTTGAAACCAACCTTGACAATGCCAAAGGCAACAGAAAATGTATTGATATGCTGATGGGTCATAAATCAAAGGATGTGGGAAACAGAGTGTATAATCACAAGACTATTGAACAGTTACGGGAAACCGTTGCCCTATCAAAATAATATTTTTTACGCTGAACAAGTAACAAATTAGAAACAAAAAAGAC